GCATTAGTTAACAATGTCCAAGCTAGTTATTTGTGAGCCTCCACCACCAGCCAAAGCTGCCAAATCTGGATGTATCTTATAATTTATTCTACTTCCACCACTTGTATCTAGTATTCCAGAAGAATTAAGTGCGATTCTACTGGTGTATGGATCTTCTATTAAATCATTGAAAAATCTTAATATTGATCTTAATTGTTCTTTATCTGTATAAAATCTAGCTTCCTCGACGAAAGGCACTAATGGAATAGAACTTGTCTCAATTCCATAATTGAGTTGGAATCCAGAATTCTGTTTTAAAGTTAAATCTTGTAAAGAGATAGTGCTAAGTAAAAGATATTTCGATGTATCTGGTTGATTTAATTTAAATATTTCAACATAGTAATTTATGTCCTGTCCATGAACTAAATTTCTAAGTTTATAATAATGCTCTGGTACGGGTATTATTTGTAAGTATTCATAATTATTATAGATTGTATAATTTCTTGTATCAAAAGGAATATCGAAATTTTCTAAATAATTTTCTTTGAAATAATTAAAAGTTGGACTAGGAGGTAATTCAGTTACCGTCTCATATTCCTGAACCTCATTACCTATGCATCTTTGTCTTATATCAGATCTAAACTCCGGGTCATTAACAACTGAGAAAGTTCTAAAATTTTTAATGTGTGCTAGATCATTTAATAATATTCTTTGGGTTAAATTATCATAAACTATTAATTCCCACTTTTTTCTAGGTGTCCAACACCACATTAATTTATCTCCATTTTCGGCAGTTATAACATCAGTATGAATCCAAACACCTAAGGCACCACCACCATAATTGGTAGAATTATCATTACCTATTTGAGCTTTAATATTTAAATTAAAATAGTGGTCTTTTATTAATGTGTTAGCTGTAGATCCGTATGCAGATAAATCAAATCTTAATCTAGGTAATCCGTTAATAGAATAACTCTTAATAAAAAGTTTATCTGCTAAAAATTGATCGTCATTTTGTTCAAACAATGATTGATCCAATTTAATTAATTCAAACTTATTATTTCTAGATGCACCAGATGTTTGTACAAATTCAATACCGCTTAAGATATGTGGATTTCTGAACTCAGCATTGCCAAATTGGCCTGAACTAAATATTCCTTCTAGAGGTACAATCATTGAGTTAATTGTACTAGCAATATAAGTTCCTGAAGCATAACCATTATTTACAGCACATGTCGTAAATACCCCTGAGCCTTCCCCGTATCCTATTGGTACAATTACATCCAAAGAAGATGCAATATAATTACCTTCTTGGGTTGTTACTGCTGATCCTTCTACAGAAAAATTGGCATTGTATAATAATGGACCAAAAGTATGTGAGAAGATATTAGCTCCAGTTTCATCAATACTTGAAGGGCCTAAACCGTGATTAAAATATTTTTTATAGTCTTTAAATAGTAAGTGAATTCCTCTACCAAATTTAAAGTTTTCATAATCAGAATATGAATTTATCCCCATTACCCCGCTATTAATATAATTGTTTGCTACGCTCAGTGCTTGATTTTTCCAATGTGAATCTTCATTGTATGAGGTGTTTGAAGATACAATAATCTCTGATCTTGCTAATGCTTCATTTTCTTTTATTGAATGCATTGCTCGATAAATATAGGGTATTTGACATCTATCCACATAGCGATCATGCCTGCTTCCGATCTCAGTCATCTTTGCATCTGAATCTAATTCAAATGCTCCTCTACAAGGATAGGTATTGCTGGTATCTATTCCAAAGAAAGTGTTATCTGATGATAAATTTTCACAAGGATCCCAAACACCTGAAGGGTTTGTATAATCGTATACTGGGTAGAATGAGTTTGATGAAGCAACAAATCCTAATACGATGAATCCTTTAGAAGTTTCTAATGCAAATGCAGATGATCCATCAAAAGAAATAGGTTGATTAAATCCTGTTCTATCGTAATATTTTTCTTGAGGAAGAACAAACTTATAATTTCTTCTTCGCAATGATTTTCTTGGAGTTGTATTCGTATAATTTGTAGAACTAACTAATAAATCATTGAGAGCATCTACTTCTTCTCGTTTAAATGTAGTTAATCCTTCAGGTGTTACAGTTCCTGTGAATATACCACGAATGTTTATTCCAGATGCTTCCCTACCAGCAAAGACACCGCTGACTAAAGAATACATTGTTTGTTGTTCTTTTAATTCTATGGTATTAAAACTAGTTTCAGAGGTAGTGTAATCTTCTACAGGAGATGATGCATCAACTAGTAAAATAGGAATAGCATGTGCAGGCAAAAATTTGTTTAATACTTCTTTAGTTTGCGTCAATGCATATTTGCTATCCCCAGTAATATCTCTCTTAGTAAAACTAAAATTAGTAGCACTATAATTAATCAAAACATGAGAAGATTTAGCATTCCATAAACTTTGAATATCAAAATCCATACCTTGCTGCATATCTAAAGCTTCAAAGTAATTAACTGGATTTTGCATTGCAGAGAAGAACATTAAGAAATCATTTATAGCACCGTAAACATTACTTAGTTTATATGTGTTATTTCTTAAGTAATTTCCAAATGCATCTGTTAAGTTATCACCTACTCCTAAACATCTTACTTTCTCTGTAAAGAAAGATATTAATGCTTCATCTAATTTACATTCTTTATAATATTTAATTTCTTCAAATGGCGGGATAGGGAAATTTCTATAGTTTCTGTAATTAAAAACAAACTTAGAATCTCCAGTCGAAGACAAATAAACTGGTTTTTCTATTTGTGGTATTTGAGATCCAGCTATGTAAATTCCTTCTCCTTCAGGCCCAATTTGGAATGAATTATCATAAGCTAAACCTTGTTCATTTTGTTCTACTTTTAATGATCTGTAACTTCTTCTACTTTTATCTATTCGTAAATAATCTTTTGCTAAAGGATCAGTAATTAAAGTGTAAATGTCTATTGGTTCCCCTGTATCATTATCTAATTCTAAAAATCTATAAACAGGCCAAGGTTTTCCTTGATAAATAAAATTGTCTGGGAATTTATAATATGCTTCAAGCAGGATGTGGTCTACTACTGATTGGATGTTGTTAGTAAAGCTACTGGGATCATGACCAAAAATACCTAATGATTCTGCTTTTTGTTTTGTCCAAACTTGCTGGTTCTTAAAATGAATTGAATCTGTAGCTAACATATACCATATCATGAATGGTACATAAGATTCCCATAATTCAGTTAAAGTTCCTGAAGCATCAATTAATACATCACTAATTATTGAATTCAAAACAAATTGAATACCAACAGAAGTACCTTTTTTCTTGTAAGCTTCTGTTGCTGATCTTAGTTGTTGTCTCCACTTAGATGCATCAGGTCCTAACAGTTTCCACCCTATTAATTTAGCTAATTGCTCTAAGTACTCAGGCTCACAATTTTCTATATCGTACAATGATGCTAGTTTTTCAACATTGTTATTTATATCTGCCATCGAGTAGGATATGGCTTTTAAAAATTTTCTATGTGGACCCTTTGGTTTTAATTCATCTAACAATCCTAACCCATCAATATAATCTATAAAAGCATCTTTTACTTTAAAATCCTGCCTATCCATATATGCAGGAGAAAAAATTACTTCCAACATTGTTTCTAATTTATCTAATTGCTGCGTTCCACTAGTGTAAGTTCCTACACTTGATAAATAAGAAGTTGGGATGTAGCTAGAATAGTTATACCACAAATGTCTATTAAAACCTATTACACCATCTAAATCTTTAATATCTCTAGCAATGTACAATCCAGATAATTGAGATGTGACATAGCTAGAAGGTTGGTAATTCCAAACTCCGCTAGAATTATTTAAGAAATAAATCCACCCTAAATTATCAATTAAATAATCATGAACAGCAGAAGCCGTTGCTCCAAATACACCGCTAGTGGTTGTTGCTAAAGTGGTTGCATTTGTTTTAATTTTTGGTTGTAATGTTGCTGATAAGAATTCTGTAAATTGTTCTTGAGTTTCAAAATCTTCAAAACTATACCCTAATGGGTATAAAATATCATCTTCAAAAGTTTGAGGAGTTATGTAGGTGAGTTCATTTTGTTTTATGAAAAATTGGCTAATTGAAGATATATCATTTCTACCTGAAACAGGTAAAATAGATGCCATCTTATTAGCTGCATTTATTTGTGTATTTATGATTTGGTCATCTTCTTGAATGCCTACTCCACTTAATTCAATATCTTTAGCTTCATATATTTTAGGAGAAAGAATCTCTAAAACCTCTACGAAGTTTCTTTTTGAATATTGATTTGGACTAGGATTATAAGTATTCATCAGTCTAAGTATTCAACTTTTATCAATAGATTATTAAGTTGTATTAATTCATTAAACTCAACTTTAATATTTTCCATAACATTATCTATAGAAGCTATTCTTACTTCTTCTAGCTCAAAAATAACTCTACTTAAATCTGCAACAACTAAAGTTTCACCGAATTCTCTATTATCCACTGCCATAAAATCAAGTATGGCATTTCTAACTTTACTCTTAACTATTTGTTCTTTAGGTTGTAATTTTCTATCAACTTTGACAGTAATAATTAAATCTAATGTTCTAACTAATCCATCTACAACTACAATCTCATCAGTTACCATTTTCTTGGGTTGCAATGCAGTAATCAACTGTTGTTTAAATGTAGGACTAGCTTTTTGCACTTGTAAATTGTTTGCTTTTTCTAAAACATAAATATCAATTATATTTCCTGAACAATATGCTTTTCTAGTGACAGCAGAAGCTTTTCCTACTGTTCCATAATCACTAATAAAAGTATTTGCAAAAACAGTGTAATCTTCTAAAGTTACGACCCTATCTTGTCTAGCAAAAGTTAAAGGACCGTATTTTTTAGCATGGAACACGGTTTCTGCATCTGCTCCCCCTGTGGCAGGTGTCGTATTTGTAACTACCCCAGTCCTATTAGCTTGTCCTATTATGTTTGAGTTTATGTAATTTGAAATTATGTTTCCTCTACTACCACCACCAACTCTGTATGTCACAATATAAGAAGCATCATCAGGGGGTATTACACCTCTTATTCCGTTACCAAATACGACAGTTGCTTTATAATCATCATCATAAACTACTTGAAATATTTTTTGAGTAGTACTAGAAGCAAAGAAAATGTTTTCTACTTCTGTGTAAGCTCCTGAAGTCGTTGAGTCTCCAGTGTTAACATAAACATCTATTGACCCTTCAATGACTGGGCTTTCAGTTAAAGGTATTGTTTTTATTGATTCAGTTGCTGCAAACTCACCTTCATCAGAAATCAAACTTCCTTCTTGAAGTACTATATTGGTCCAAGTTAGCCCAGCAGCCCCAACACTTTCAGCTTGGGATAGAGCTATTTGCCCAGTGGAATTTGCAGTGTCAACAACCCCATTGTTGGTTTTATATACAGTAAAAGCTAAACTAGCACCGTCTTCAGGGGATTTTACTGTTATTGTTCTATTTTCTATTGGTATGACTGCATTTCCGGGAGTTCCATTAAATGTTATGGAAGCTTGTGCAGCAGATGATAGGGGACCTTTTAATCTTACTCCAATCAATTGAAATAACTTTTTAATTGAATTTCTATCTCTAGCAGTTGCTAAATAATTTTCATTAGCTAAAAAGTCTGCTTTCAAAGACATCACAGCCCCCATATAGGCAACTAATTCAATCAACATCATTCCTAAATCAGATTCAACAAAATAATCATATTCTAATGGGTAAACTGCTTTTATATAATCAACTAGTGCATCCCTTAAAGATAAGAAATCACTAGATGCATAATTAATTAAACTCGCCTTCTTATCGTCTGGAAAGACAACAAGTTTCATAAAATCTGATTGTGCTGTATTCTTAAATGTCATTGGACAATAATTTCTATTTCAAATTGAGTCTGAGCTTCTTGGCTTAAAGCTAAAGATAAAATTATTTTTAATCCATGACTACCATCTAAATTAATTTTATCTAATTCAAAAACACCTATTTTTAATATTTTTACATCCCGAGTGTATCTAGTTAT